GATTTGTTGATTTTACTAGGGTTTGATATATTAAACAAACTCAAGATTTGCCACATTTACTCTTCCATAGTAATCGGCGCTATTTCCAAGAGATGTGTTAGGATCAGTGAATACCACTTTTCCGTAACGAGTCATCAATGAAATGACTGGCTGGAAGGTTACAGGGTTAACTACAACGCCGCTTGACATCAATGGGATGTATGGGCAGTAGAAGTAACCTGCGTCAGTTTCACCGTTTCCACCCTTGTATCCGACAAGAATCTTGTCAGATCCAGCAGGAGCGGAAGAGCCCGGCTGAGCCTGATTCCACAAGTAGCTGTAAACCTTGATGGAACCGTTCAATGTACCAACCAACATTGTGTTGTTTGGACCCTTGAAGGAACCTTCAACAGCCGGTGCGAAGACGGACTTAGCAGCAGACTGAAGAACAGATACGATCATCGGAGAAACTACGATGAAGTTACCTGCACCACGGCGAGTCTTACGTGCGATTTCGTTTGCAACTTCGTTGATACGGACACCTAAGTTTGCGAAACGGTCACCAACGAATGCAGGAGCATAAGTTGTACCAGCAGTCAAGGTGTGATCGTATGTGCGAACAGTACCAGCAAGAGCCAACAAGTCATTGATAATTTCAGCATCAATTTCCTGAACAATTTCTGCGGACATCGCTTTGGTCATTTCGGACTCGATATCCAAACCATGCTGACTGTTTAAGTCCTGCATAGCTTCGATTGTCCAACCAGCCTGTAGCTTACGGGAACCCGCTTCTACTGCTTGGTTGATGATTTCAAGCTGCATTCTACGTCCACCGGAACCTTCAATGTGGCTGTTAGAACCACCCAACATTGTTCCACCGACTGGTAAGGTGTATGAACCAAAGTCCATTGTACCAGAACCGTAGGTCTGAACATCCTGTGAAGACTGCCATGCAAATCCGCCAGCAGTTGCTGCATCAATCTGGGAAGGAGCGGAAGGACCATCAATACCAGATGCACCTGCAGTCTGAGCAGCTTCAACTGTACCGGAGTAGAACTGACGGATTGGCTTAGCGTTGCCGAAAGCTTCGTCGCCTGCTACGATATCAAAACCACCAAACTGTGAGTTTGCGGAATCGTGTGTTACGTTTTCACCGTACTTGTATCTCAAAGTATAGACAAGGCCAACTGGACCAGTCATTGGCTGAACACCAACAAGCTCAGTTGCAATTGTACCCGGAATGATACGGCGGATCATTGGTAGCAATGTCTTTCTAAAGTTTGCAATGTCATGAGCCTGAACAGAACCAGTAGCAGCAGTTTCTGCAACCATTGACTTTCCGCCCATGATGTAGTCACGCTGGTTCTCAAGAACTGCGCCTACAATTTCTTTCTTTGAGGAGTTTAAGCCTTCAAGCAATGTGCTTTTGACTTCACTCCAATTGTTTACGATATCATTTGTGTCAAGCATTTTCTTTTCTCCTTTAAGTTTGACGTTTAACCGATATTATTCAATACCAGCCAATTTCTTTAATGACAATTTCTTGCCTTCATCGATTCTTGGCTTTTCAACTTCATCGACCTTAGATTCATCAACTTTGTCGCCAGTGACGACTTTTGTTTCTTCTTTAAGATCTGTACCTTCGGCTAATACTTCTCCCTTGACAGGATTTTCCTTCTGCTCAACTACCGCACTTTCATGTAATACACGAGGAATGAACTTATTGTAAGCTTCTGCTAGCTGTTCAGTTGGAACAGACTGTAAGATTGCTTCCATAATTTCACGCGGCTTGCCCTGTAAAGATTCAAGAACTCTATTCATTTCTTGAGATCTCTTTGAACTATTCAATTCTTTCTTTGTTTCATTTAACTGTTTGGTAACTTCGGTCAACTTTGCTTGTGCTTCATTTAACTTGTCACCAATGCCTTCATGGCGGAAGAAGTTCTTTTCGAATTCCTTAACAAATCCTTCGTAAAGATCTTTACCAAACTGAAGCTTTTTAGCTTCCATTAGATCTTCTTTTAACTCTTCAACTTCGCTGGCAATTCTTAGCTCTAAGAATGAATCCAAAGTTTCAACTAATTCAGCCATATCTGATGCTACTTTAGTTGCTAACTCTTTTTTAGCTTCAACTGACTTTTCTGCATATTCAACTTCTAAGTCTTTATATGAAGAAATGTCATTTTTTAATTCGTTAATTTCTTCTGATAATGCGACTTCAAGTTTCGTATCAAGAGCTTCAACCAATTTCTGCTTGTCTTCAACAAACTTTGCCGCATATTCAGCTTTAAGCTCTTCCGAAATTTGCTCTCGGGTTTCAGAAAGAAACTGTTCAAGTCCTTCTTTAATTTGTGCCTTTGTTTCGTCATCTAATACTTCAGATGATAAAACTTTTTCAAAAAGTGCATTCATCAGTTGTTCTCCTAAAAAATTATGATAAATTTACGTATATTATTTATTTGGGTTGTAAAATATATTTAAAAACATTTCAAATATATACGTAAGTTATTGATTTTAAAGGAGTTTTTATTTCAAAATATTTTTTGAATTTTTTGTAAGTTCTTGATTTATAATATTTTTTATGGTATAAATATCTTTATAATTTGAAGGAAATTAAAAATGCAGGAATTTAAACCTGAAATTTATATAGATTTTGATAAAACTATATCACCAATACACGGTTTTGATGTACCACCAAAACCGGAAGTGAAAATTGCATTAGATAAATTAGCCACTAAATTTAAAATAGTAATTTTTAGTTGTCGATTAAATCCTGATATTTGTAATAAATCCGAAGCAAGTGCAGTTATTGAATATTTAAACAGATATGAAATACCTTTCCATGAAACATATCACAGAAAGCCTCTTTATTTTGCTATTATAGATGATAGGGCGTTTAATCCCTTAAAAGACAGTTGGGAAGATATCACCAACCAATTGATGAAATAATATGGCGGAAGAGGCGAGATTCGAACTCGCGTGTCGGTTTCCCGACCATCCGCTTTCCAAGCGGTGCCAATAAGCCTCTATGGGACTCTTCCATAAACTGGTGGTAGTGGTGGGAGTCGAACCCACATCATCGGCTTTATGAGAACCGTATTCTAACCAATTAAACTACACTACCGCAGAAGGTACAGGATTCGAACCTGCGGCTCCCTTTAAGGGAGCTTCTGTTTAGCAAACAGACGTAATAGACCTCTCTACCAACCTTCTAAATTAATCATTACCTTCGTATTTATCAATAATATTTAAAATGTTTGACTGGATTTTATCTATTCTAGATACATTAAATGATACATTTTGTAATTCAGTATGAATTAATTTAAAATTATTATCATCAATTTTAAATATTTTAAGTACTGTATCAAAAAACAATACATCATCCGTTGCCTCTAGTACGATTTCAGCCAAATATGTTTGACTAATTCTAGTAAAGTATAAAATATTTTTACTTTTTTCAGATTTATTTTTCAAAAAGTTTTCAACTGAAGCGAAACTAATTGGAGCGTCTTCTACTTTATTTACGTTATTCATAATTAAATATCCTTATTTTGACAATCTTCGCTTTCTTTCGTAGATGATTGTTTATGATCTTCGCAGTTTTTATGTGTTCCATCCAAACACTGTTCACACCAAACACATACAAACCCAACATATGGCTTTAAAAAATCATATGCTGTCATAAAAGCAATTATTTCTTGCGGACAAATGTGCATTATATTCTTCCCTTGCTTTTAGCAATTTGTTTTAATTGTAAATTGGAAAACTCTAATCTATCAATAACACTATTAATATGATCATCCAATAACTTCTCATCAAAAATAGTAGTATCAGAATTTTCTACATAATCAATTAGTAGCAATAATTCCTCTTCAGAAGGTAAGTTAGATTTAAATCTTTTCATTTATTCCAAAACCTTCGCAAAAATATCAGAATGCTTAATTAAAAATATTTCAGAATCAAGAGAGATTCCGACACCATTTCCAACTACAATCTTATTACCTACTTCCAAAGGAGAATCGACCATATTACCAACGGATACAATTTCTGCAATAAAGAAGTCATTTTTTAATGCATTTTCTGGAACATAAACTAATGACGGCTTTGTCACAGAAGGATCTTCATAATTTTTAATTTTTTTAGCAATAATATTTTCACCAATAGCTTGAAAGTTCATACATTTTCCTTTGTTGTAATGTTATTATAGTATTCGTAAATGGAATTCAAGTCAATACCATCTACACAATTTAAGTTTGTTAAAAAAGTAATATAATAATCTAAAATAATTTCATCTGAAAATTTTTCAAAATGTCCTATATTGAAAATTGGAATATTATACTGTTTAGCTAATTTTATTGCAGTAGCAGTTCCGCCAATACATTTACCCTTTTCTGTCCAACATATTAAAAGCTTTGACGGGGTATTTAAATCTCTACCTAATACCTGATGAATATTTCTTGCATGTAGTTTTTTGGCTCCTCTAGATAAGTAATCCCATCCAGAGTGTATTTCTGAAGCAATAATGAATGCTTCTTTATTTGGTAAATTATTACTAGAACTTCTATTGAAATTAAGCCAAGGAATCCAAATCTCTTTTAGATCGGAAGCTGTATCTTCAAATGCTAAGTCACAGCCATCAGCACCGCCACTTCTAAGTATAAATTTTAATTGATCAGAATTAAATTTAGAAATAACTCTGATTATATTCAATATTCTATTTTCTGCTTTTCGTGAACCTACGCCTGTATAAAAAATCATTTTAACTCTTTCAAAAATTTTTCAAATTGTTTAGAATCCATTGGGCTGCCATTTTTAAATAGGGTATTTCCTTCAAGTAAGAATTTTCCTACATTAGTTTCAAGCTTCCATCCATCGAAAAAATCTATCTCAATATCAGATTTCTTTTCTAATCGGTGCTTGATATCAAGCAATGAAGTAAATGCCATTAGTCTTCCTCTTTTCCAAATATGATACTTTGATGTTATATCAGAGTCAATACTGATAAATATAAATTATTGATTGAGAGTTTATATATGAAACAAAATTTCAGAAACTATTTAAAGGGGAAATCCATTACATTACTTGAATCTCATTATGTCAACAAAGCAATGATGGATTTATGCAAAGCAAATGGAATTTTTCCAGAATCAGTAAATGTTTCTTTTGTTGGAATTTATAAAACAAAAGATAAGGGAATCTCAGTATATGTAGAAGGTACTGCTGATGATCAGCAAGTAGATTTCACTGGATTTGATTGCCATTTTTCTGCCACATGGGAATCTGATTATTACGCGGATTTTGGTATGGACTCAGTAAAAAAGATAGAGATTACTATAGATGGAAAAGAATCGATTGCATCTTCACAAAGCGATACTTTTTTTATTGAATTGGTAAATAATCACGAAACTGCGACGCATATGTCTCAAGAAGAAATAAAGGATCTTATTTAAAGATCCCTTTCATTTTTTCCCATAATGATTTTTGAAGTGGGATTAAATCCTCTTTATTTTTAGATGCTCTATTTTTAGCTTTGATTATTTCATTATCTGTAAATAATAAAGCTACAGATTTTCCGCCTTCTTCAATTGCATAAGCAATATAATATTCTTCATCTGCTAATCTGTGCCGCGAAGTGTTTATTACTTTTTCATTTAGATAAATTTTTGATTTAATATTCATATAGAACTCCTACTGTGTTCTATATTTATTAATGGCGGAAGATGATAGCATCGAACTATTGACCATTTCTGGTCACCACGGTTTTCAAGACCGTTTGAGGAGCCAACCTCGGCATCTTCCTAACAATGTATATATTCTATTAACTTGTTTACTTTTTCTACTATACCACAATATTCATTATAATCAAACTTATAATATTTTTGCGGGAAACCACAATCTATGTCATTCCATTCTACACAAACATCAATTGTAACTTTAGCTTTAGTTCCAGTAAATATTCCGGCGCATCCAGAAATCCCGCAAGTGCATGTAAGAATTTCAAATTCTGACCATTCCGTATCAGTTTTATTCAATGTAAAGGGAAGTGCTTCTATATCTAATGGTTTGTTAACAATTTTTCCATCAAGTTCAAGTTTTGCAAATGTGAAATATGTGAAATCCCAATTAAAATCGCCATCATCATAGTTAAATCTATTATGATAATTATCTTTTAGACTTTTTAATTTTTGATCGTCTACTATTAAACTAATTTTATTCATATATTGAACTCGCTGGTGCCGAAGGTGGGATTCGAACCCACACGCACAAATGCACATGATTCTTAGTCATGCGGGTCTACCAGTTCCCCCACATCGGCAATAGTTTGTGGTAGCGGTGTCCGGTAACGCTCCGGTTCATGAGGTTATGAGCCTCATATGGCACTTTTCCACTTTTCCGCAATTTTTAAAAATTAAACTAATTTTGCTTTAACTTTTTCGTAATCTTGTAATAAACTTAAAAAGCTATTTATTTCTTTTTGAGCCATTCTTCTATATTTAATATAGAAATACTCTTCGATTGTCGCTATTCTCGGATCTTGCTTTTTCTTCGATTGATCTGAGCAGTAAAATCTAACCCATTTCTCTAAATCATATGCAATAGGATCGTTTTTATTTATTAACTCTTTGAAAATTGCAAATTCTATTAGATTGTGTTCCTCAAACCAACTTGTCAATAATTTATTCACTTTTTCTTTGTACAATCGTACATCTTCTAAATCATCATAATATGACTCTACGTTTCCGCCCATAATAGATTGCCTTGGTTAAATATGGCAGGGGTAGTAGGATTCGAACCTACGAAAATGCCGGAATCAAAATCCGGTGCCTTACCACTTGGCGATACCCCTATATAAAAACATACTACCATGTACTAATACAAGAAGTCAACCTATATTGCTTCTTCAAATCATTATACAAAATTGGATGAATAATAATTACATTATCGTTGATTTTATACATCGTTGGAACTTGTTTATAGCCGTATCTTTTATTCCATTTCTTTTGAATTCTATTTGTGTAAAAACGACTCATCCATTTTTCTTATTGAGTTTTCTTATAGGTTCTGATATTACTGCATTTGGAGACTCTATCACTTTAATGCCATATAGTGAATCTAATAATGATTTATTTAACATTTATTAATACTCTTATACAATCGTTTTAAATATGAAGTACAATTTATTAGACTATCCGGCATAGCTTCACCTTTCATCCACCAACTTGTAGAGCGAGTTCCTTTTTTATGAAGCTCAAAATGGAGCATAGATGTCGGAATTTTGGTTTTTGTACTACGCGAAACTGGAATAACTATACCTAAGTAATCACCTACTTTAATTCGGTCCCCCACTTTATGAGCAGGTAAATCAATTTCACCATAGACAATAACTTTTTCGTCATCTTCGACCAATAAAGCCCATGTATCATTCCACCAAGGGCTGTCACTGTGCTGTCCCGTGAACTTCTCTATAGCAACCACAATTCCATCTTCACATGCATATACTGGAGTTCCGGGTTCACAATAAAGATCGATTCCCGTATGAACATCAAACTTTCTAGTATATCCAAAAGAGCCTGTTTCTCTTTTGGATGGTAATCTTTTTTTAATTATTTTTACTGGTAGCATAATTTATATACGATGGCATCCTCACAAGGATTCGAACCTTGAACATTGGTTTCGAAGACCAATATTATATCCAGTTTAACTATGAGGACAATGTTTATATGGCACCCTAACAAGGATTCGAACCTTGAATTCCAGCTTCGCAAGCTAGTGTTATATCCAATTTAACTAAAAGGGCATTATAAATTTTTAACTAATTCTAAGTATTTATCATTTGATACTTCAAGAACATCTAACCACATTTTGAAATATAAGTCAAGTGTTTGCGAGTTGGGCACGTCTTCTCTATTTTTTAAATATTTTTCAAAGTCTTTTTTATTCTGCACTTTATCTGCTATAAGCATATCATTGACTTCCTTCAATGGACTTAATTTTATACTAGATAAATGTAATAAATTATTATCGATAATTAATTGAAGTCTATCTGATAAAAACGCATTTGCAATATTTCTATACTCTAAAGCCATTGACACGACTTTAATGTCAACAGTGGATATTACTTTATCCAAATTATTTTTCAAATCTGCATCCGATTGTAATAACGGGTGAATCATGAAGGCTCTCTTTGAATGAACAGAAGCATTTATTCTGTCTAAAATATGTATACCTTCTTTGATATGGTTTATCAATGGTACGGAACTTCTCTTGGCAGTTTTACTACCATAAAATTCCGTTATCAATTCCCATTCAATTACATTATAATATACAAATTGAGTTTTCATTTTAAATTTTTAAAGTTCTATAATATTTTCTGGCATAGTCGTCGCCTCCACAAAATGCTTTACCATATGATGTTACTATATTTTGGTAATCGGAATTATAATTCATTGATAGTGATAAGTTTAAAGGTATATATGGGGGTTATAACATATCCAGTATCAACTTCACTGGTATGTGGTTTATATCCTATAAGTATAGTGCCATCAGAAATTGAATTATAGCAATATATATTAAAGTGAAGATTACTTCCTATTCTATTTAATAAAAGAATTTCTTCAGGTTTGCTTGCAATAAAATTTGATAATTGCGGCACAAGCTGCTCATTGGCTGTTTTTTCATTGCAAAGTATAAAGTTTGCGCGACCTCTTCGAGTATCTATTGCTATATTATTTGCATGTCTATAAAGATTTATTTCAATGTCGCTATCTATTTTTATAGGCGCGTTTACCAATTCCAAATCTGAAATGATATCTTGTAAATAATATTCTGCTATTATGTCAGCATATCTTTCAGGATTTTCTAAAAAATCTAATTTGCTAAACCTTTCATTCAATGTAATATCGGAGGCTTGAGCAACTGCTTTTAAAACATCAAGTGAAGCAGTTTCAGGATTATACATTTTTTGAAATTTAAGATAATAATAAAATTCTAAAGATTCTTTCAATATCTGAATTCCAACTAAATGTGATAAACTGTCTAAATGTTTGCAAAACCTATTGATGAATAGATTAAGTGCAGGTTCCCACTCTTCAATTAACTGTATACTATCAGATTCTTGTAATTGATTTAAATTCTGCATCTGATTTTTAATAAGAATTTCTTGAAATTCTGATTCAGAATTTCTGGAAGCGAGCGGTGTCGATTGTACAGTATTGGTTTTGTTTTCAGTATTTTTATCAAAATGCTGAAAAAATAATTTTTTAATCGTTTTTAATCGTTTTTAATCGTTTTTAATCGTTTTTAATCGTTTTTAATCGTTTTTAATCGTTTTTAACATATTTGTCTTCCTATTTCCAAGTATTTGATCGTTTCGCATCGTTTGCTAGATTGTATATTATACCCTCATAATTTGTTTAAGTCAATAAAAAACCCGATGCCCAATGGCATCGGGTTTAAATGGCGGGTACTACAGGATTCGAACCTGTGATTGGGGTTTCCCCTCGCATGGTTAACAGCCATGTGCTATAGACCGCTCAGCCAAATACCCATTTTTACTTATTTATTCCCTTTTTCCAAAAATGTCTTCAACCTTTTCGGACTCTCCGAAAATAGAAAACAGTTTTATGTAACAATCAGCATCAAATCCATGCTTGGAATCACATCTTACAAAATTTTCTAGCTGACTGTCAAGCATATCCGTGGAATCATCGATTATTGCATATTGGCAATTCCCATCAGTGTGATTATCAATCCAACATTTGATTTGATTTCCTCTAACTCCGGCTTCATAACCAGTTTTACCAATTATTATATTTGAAGTATTCCAGTTATACTTATTAAACAGTATATGAAAATCTTTAACATTAAATGAATATCTCCATGCAGACGAAATTACAATGTTAAACTGTAGTTTTTCCTGTGCGTTTTGTAAAAGTTTAACAGCAATTGGATCAAAACGCGGATCAATTTCCGCATTCTGGCCGTTTTTAACTATTTCCTGTTTGACACTTCCAGCATTACAAAAATTTTCATATGCATAAAGAGTTCTCTCACTATTTAAAACTCCGTCAATATCAAGGAAAACAATTCTATCAAGTTTCATCAAATTACCTTATTTTAAGATTTTATCTAACCACCAATTAGGAAAATTTTCATCTTCATACAGTTCGTGAAGAAACAGTATGCCATCATTTAGGTCTTCTTTCCACATGGCTATAGTTACATCCATCCATTTCTTTCCATGATAATAACCATTTTTATTATAGTCTGGAATACTAACTCCGGAAGACTCGTAACAATACATATCATACATGCGTTCATCCGAAAAATCCAATATATGTTCCCAATGCCTAGCGAAATATCTATAAATTTCAGCTATACGTTTGTATTTTTTAGATATTCTAACTTTTTTATTGTCTGCTTCCATCTTTAAAAGCTTTCTCGGTTGCCTTTGCTATAGAAATACTCTGAAATTGGTGGGAGCGGTCTGGATTCGAACCGACGCTTTCCGGATTAAGAGTCCGGTAGTCTTCCAACTAACTTACGCTCCCAAATTATGGCGGAAGTAACGGGATTCGAACCCGTCTACTAAATACCATATCTAGAGTAACTACTATATGTCACAATTGCTAGTTTGTCAACATTGCACTATACAATTTATACCAAAAAGAACTAATTACAAAAATCCGCAAAAATTTTGCTCACGCGAATGCAATTTTAAAGCCATACGTATAATTTGCAATTGTAAACAGTGTAGCAAACCTTGTAAATCTAAATTTTGCAGTCGCTCATGTTCTGCTACATTTAATAATAAATTAAAAAAAGTAAGTGATGAAACAAAATTAAAACTATCAAAATATGCAAAAGCAAATCCTCGTGGATGGCATAAAAAACACTATGAAGGAACTTTAATTAGAAACACAAGTGGGCTTAGAACTAATATTAAAAGAAAAAAGAAAGAATTAAAATCATCATATTGTGTCGGTTGTGCTACAGAATTTATTGATAGAAAATACACCAATAAAAAATATTGTACAAATGAATGTTGGCGTCGTCACTCTGGTGGGATGCGTGAAGGTTCAACTAAAATTCATAGAAGTTTTTATAAAGGCATAAAAATGGATTCTGGCGCAGAAAGATTATTTGCAATATTATTAGACGCTAATAATATCGCATGGATTAAAAATATCCATACATTTTTTATTTATGATTATAACAATAAAGGTAGACCTAAGAAATATTATCCAGACTTTTATTTACCTGAGTTTAATATTTGGGTGGAAATTAAGGGTAAACTTTATGTACGCTCGGATGATGATAAACGACTAGCGTCAGTGCCCAATATTGTTTTGGTAATGTCGCATGAACTGAAAAACTTTTCGGCAGTTCTTTCTAAGATTGGCGGTAATATCGAGAATCGAACTCGAATCTCCGGATAGACAGTCCGGCATAATAGCCATTATACTATATTACCATTTTTTATCAGTATTCTATACTATCATCTTCGTTTGCTATTTGCAACAACACATCCCCATGACATTTTAAAGGAGCACAATGACAAACAAGATTTTTACCTTTTAACTCTTTCTTTACTTCAATAATTAAATTACTGTTATTTTTTAAATATTCTTGATACTTTTGTATTACTTCTTTTCTATTACCGTCTTTGCCAATTATAAAAGGATTGCCCCATTTCGATGGCCTTCCTATATAAATCATGTCTTGATTAAATTCTTGTACGTCTTTCATATTCAGAACTTTTGGCATTTTAGCATTCCATATGGTGCTGATAGTAGGATTCGAACCTACACCGACTTTCTTACCAAGAAAGTATTCTGCCAGTTAAACTATATCAGCGAATTGTACTAATATTATCTAAACAGCTTCCACAAATAACATGATAGAAGTTTGGTTTAGGTAGTTTTAATTTATTTAAAATAAAAATATTCATTTTTGCACGCCGGGTAGGACTTGAACCCACAACCGTTCGGGTTGGAACCGAATGCTCTGCCAATTGAGCTACCGACGTATTAAGTTGATTTCTAACAGTTTACATCTTTTTCTTACAGCATTATCACTAACATCATATATTTTACCGATTTGTACTATAGAAATTTTAGTATTAATTAACTTTTGCAATTCATCCTTTGAAGGATTAAATTTTCTAGGTCTATTTACTTTGATTTTTACTTTTCTTTCTGTTTTTTTACTTATATTTCTTCCCGCAAATGTATCTGTTTGACTGTGGCAATTTGGACACAACCAACGTAAATTATCCAACCTATTATCGCTATTAATGCCATTTATATGATCTAATTGTAATGATAGTTTTTTTGTGAGCCATTCTCCTTCATTTTTACAATATTGACATATGTATGGTATTAGTTTGCATTTCAACAGATAACGTTTCAACGTACTTTTAGCAGTTGAAGAATTTTCACATAATTGAACGTTATTTAATTTTTCTTTAGTTTTTAGAGAATTTTTAATTCTATTGTTTTTAAATTTCGAAAAATCTAATTCATCCTCTTTAAGTCTTTTATGAACAGTGTTCACTGATTTTTTATAATCTATATCTAATTTGTTACAAAATTCTTTAAATGAATCAGATTCGTTTAATGTTTGAATTATGTATTCTTTGGAATAATCCCAAATTTTATGATATCTTTTCATTTTATTTTATTTTTTGAATTTCTTTATAATGCTTGTACTTGTTTTTTTATAGCCTTCTGTTTTATACAATTCGTCGCGATTTATACATAACGCGCCATTAATGTTTATATAAGTTACTGGTTTATTTATTTTAAACAAAGACTTTAACCATTTGAACATAATTTTTTCTTATATTTTTTATTTTTACCACAGAATGTATCGGTTTGAGCGTGACAATTTCTACATAAAAGTCTGAGGTTTTCTATTGTATGATTTGTCGAATTTCCATCTATATGATCCAAGTCCAAGGGAATAGGTGAGCCATTCCACATTTTCAACTTACATACATTACATTCGTGCTCAAATATACCTTCTTTAATTAGCCTATTCTTTAAATTATATGTTTTATATAGTGGGTGTTTACCATTTAAAATTTCATTTAGTGGAATAACATTTTTAATACTTCTTTCACCTAAATTGAAATATTGCGGTTCTAGATGGCTTGTGTCTATTTGATATAGTTTTACGTGATAATTAAATATTTTATAACTATAAGCAGAAGATTCATGTATTGGATTTGAACCAATAACTTGTCCTTCAAAGGGACTTGTTATACCATTTAACTAAATCGCTATAATTGTTTGTGACACATATATTATTTTTAATATAAATTTTGGTAGGACGGGGCGGACTTGAACCGCCAACCAAACGATTATCGGTCGTTTGCTCTGCCAATTGAGCTACCGTCCTGTATATTTGTATATTTATAATATCTAATATTTATAATACCCAGTATTTTTATGGTGGGATTATTCGGAGTCGAACCGAAATCTTAAGCTCTTCAGGCTAACGCTTTTACCACATAAGCTACAATCCCGTAAAAATTTACAATTAGTTGTTCGGGTTTTAACCTATTAAAGCTGCTCTTCATAGGAGCATGTTATTTACTCGCCTCGTTCACAGGTTTTCATATGCTTTCGGACTCATTGAACCTGCCTAAGCCCGCTGTTTCTACACACAGATGCCAACTAATTTATTTGGTGGTGACCATTTATAGTCCATGACACTATAAACTCTGCAGAGATTTGGTTATCATAGTTTGGTGGGTCTGGTGGGAGTCGAACCCACAACCGTTGGATTAAAAGTCCACTGCGCTGCCAATTGCGCCACAAACCCAAATTTTACTTATTTTTATAATTTAATCTAGAAAAACATTCTTCTAAAATTCGATTTATCTTTCTAATTTCACACAATGCCACCATAGCATATGCGATTTGTTCTTGTTTTGTCAACTTCATGTCGCTTCTCCTAAAATATGGAGCATCTTATTGGGATCGAACCAATGACCTTCTCCGAGTCAAAGAGACGCACTACCGCTGTATTTGTATGGTCGGTGTTGCAGGATTTGAACCTGCGACCTCTTGAATCCGAATCAAGCACTCTTCCAAGCTGAGCTAAACACCGCAAAATGGTCTGAACGGTCGGATTCGAACCGACGTTAAAGTTTCACTCCCCTCGCTTCCAAAGCGAGTGCTCTGACCAGACTGAGCTACGTCCAGAAATTATATAAAATGGTGGGTCGAAGACGGAATTGAACCTCGTGCTCCATGGGAGATCTGGTTTACAGCCAGACGGAGGGACCACCCTCCCTTATTGTTCGACCCATACTAAAGGTACTTTGGGGTAGACGATGGGATTCGAACCCACAATTACCGCATTCACAGTGCAGCGCGTCTACCAGTTCCGCCACGCCTACACCAAAGTACCCTTAAAACTTAAATTGTAAAAGAACATGCAACAAAAAAGCCACCTAAGAAGGTGGCTTTATCAAAAAAAACAGATACACTGCCACCAGTTTACGTCTGAATAACGTCAACAATATTATATTGGAATCCGGGCTTATGCTGGATTTGCCATTCTTTAATATTGACGATTTGTTTAGTAAACTGTTTCATAAAACTCAACCTTTGTTGTATTTAGTGTTGCTGCAAAAAATTTGTTATTGCATGTTTTATATGCTACCACACTTTTGAACTTTGTCAACCGTTCTTTTAAACTTACAAAAATCTAAAGTCATCGTTTTAAGATACAAACTCTCGATTTTTTGTTAAATTCTTCGTTCAACGACGGGCTAACCAAACTTGCGTTTGATGAACTCCCATCTCCAGAAGCGTTAATTCCTGACGAACTGCCAGTATAAATTTGTTTTAGATTCAAACTCGCATTTAAATCTCTATCCATTTTCATATCACACATCTTACATTCAAATATTCTATCTGTCAACTTCAAATCTGAATTTTTCCATCCACAACAGCTACAAGTTTTACTGGATGGAAAGAAAGTATCCACGAAGATAACTTTTCTATTATTCCATTTAGCCTTATAAGATATTTGTCTTCGAAATTCATAAAGTCCAACATCACTGATAGCTTGCGCTAAACACTTATTTTTCATCATATTGCTTACTTTCAAATCCTCTAAAATTATAACTTGGTTTTCGTCTATAATTTTAGAAGTGATTTTATGTAAGCAATCTTTACGAATATTTGATATGTGATAATGTAATTTTACTAATTTTTGTTTTGCTTTTTCATAGTTTTTACTTCCCTTTTTCTTTCTGCTTAATTGTTTTTGTTTGCGTTTTAGTCTTTTGAGGTTCTTCTTTAATGCTTTTGGATTTTCATAAGTTGTTCCATCTGAACAAGTTGCCAAGGTTTTGATTCCTAAATCAATTCCTATTACACCCTGTTTAGCTTGACTAAATTCCTTTTGTTCTTCTTCAATTTGCAAAGAAACAAACCATTTATTTGCTCTATATGAAACTGTAGCAGATAATATTTTGCTTTCTTTTGGTAGATAGTAGATTTCTGCCAATTTGATTTTACCTAATCTCGGTAATTGAATATGTTTATCTAAAACACGAATTGAACCAGTTAATCTGAACGATTGTTTATCATTCTTTTTAGACTTAAACTTCGGGAATCCTTTTTGTTTAATATTCCTTTTCTTGCATCTTGTGAAGAAATTGGAAAATGCTTTATCACAATCTCTTAGTGCTTCTTGAAAACTGCATTTAGAAATACCTTTTTCATATGCCCAAGGCAGTGTTTCGGTTCCTTTCAATTTATTGATTTCTCTATGTAATTCAATATTATTAGGAATCTTTTCTTTCTTATCAAATTGTTCTTTTTTGATATTAAGTGCATAGTTAAAAGCCCATCTTGATGCGCCACAATTCATTTTCATTTTACTGATTTGAATGTTGTTAGGTTCAAGTTGGACTTTATATGCTTTTAACATGGTTAATATTTTTCAACGGAAATAATCTTGGCAAAAGGTGTCAAATATTCCCATACTTGCTCATTATAATGTGGTGTTCCGTTCCAGTAATTGCTTGCAGCTTCAATTACTTTAGGATCATCTAGTTCAAATGGAATATTATGGATAACCCCATCATCGGTTTCAAATTCTGTTTTGGTAACTCTTGTAATCATTTTTGGCTTCATATATTTACACTAAAAAGTTTAGATTTTCTACGAAAAAGTGAAAATATTTTAACTTTCTTTAGATATTTTAGATTATCGAGAAACTGTTGTCAACCCTCTGAAAATTGAATACTTGTTACAAACTATTATAAATAGTAATATATTAATTTACGGAGCCTATATAATGGAAAATTTACAAGAAATGATGTACATCAATTTTGCTAATAAAGCAGAACGGGGTATCATGACTTTAGAAGAAAAAGCTGAAATGTTAAAAACCAAAAGAGATTCTTTGCTGAAAGAAGGTTTAATTAGCGACCATAATGGTCCACTTGAAGCAAAGTTCGATGAAACTGCAAAGCGATTAGAAGCTGCTCGTAGAGGGTTGGGTTTAGCAAATACTCTTAAAGATCCAGTAGAGCGCAGAAAGCATAAGTCCAGAATTCTAGGAAATTTAAACAGAATTAGAAAAATGCTTTATGATATTCAAATAGAATTGGGTCTAGAAGACCATTAATAAAAAAGAGGCCATTGGCCTCTTTTTTATTTTAGTAATACTTATTATTATGAATGGTATTAGCAGGTCTTATTAAACTTCCACTTAAACTGCTATTAATAACATACCAAGTATTATTTTTCTTATATACTCTACCAAAATAAATGGAATAAACTTCATCTGTGGATTTATCATGCACGATAGCTACAGAATCTCCTCTATTCGAGACAGGTAAAGCGTATAATGTAACTGCCCCCCATACCATGATAGTGGAAAGTATGAGAATTCGAACTAAACCATTTTGCGATATCATACTAATAGGAGATAAAAAAATTATACAAACTAAAACAATAATTATCATTAAACCGAGATCTAGTATATTATATGTTCCTAATTGTATAGTGCTATGTGTATTATTGAGTAGCTCGTTACAATCAACGTTAGATTCTTTGTCGCGGGCAATGACCTTACCGTCTACTATTACGCATTCCATATAATTTCTATTTTCTACTATAATAGAATTTTCATATACTTTCATATTGCTAATATTGTAGTAATTTCCGATATACCAATAAGAAGTAATTGAAAAAAAGAAAAGTGCTACAATCATACAGTATATGTTGTATAGCTTGAACGCATCGTTCAAAAGTGTATTTAAAATTGGCGTTTCAAAGTTGAGATCAATTTTCATACAAAAAGCCTCTAGGTGTGCAAACATTGTATCACACCTAGAGGCTTAGTCAAGTTTTAAAATTTTACTTAATACGATTTGGTAGTTTTATACCATCTACCCTTTAAATGAAAGCAGGCATTATGGATTTTATCTACTCTCTTAAGAATACCTTTATTTTCACATTCACACTCAAAGTCGTTTTCTTCTTCTGCAAATTTTACTAATTTATCTTCAACTTTATCACATTTATCACATTTATATTCAAAAATTGGCATACCTATTCCTTAGATTTTTTATATTTAGTTATTGTTGAATTTATTAAATCATACAAACTTGAGACTCGTTCAATTCCATAGTGCTTAATTACCATATCAACATTATCTTTACGATAAAATCCTTCTTCGCAGCACACTATTAATTTTCCACTGCGAGCATATATTCCTAACTCCATTAAAGTTACAGGAGCTTTCGAATCTCCGGGTATAAACATCGCAATAGTATCACATTGTTCCAAATAATCAAGCTCCCATTTAATTTGCTCAGTTAAATATTGTTTATAATATATTTCATTTTCTTTTTCAAAATTTTTCCAATCATTTCTACGAGGATTCAATAGCAATAAATCATCGGGCAAAGAAGAGCATGCATTGGCAAATTCTTCCTGCCAATTTCTTGCCATACCTAAATCAATAGCTCCTGCTAAGAATACTGAATATGTATTATTTAAATCTTCTATATGGGGCGGCTTAATTTCTCTCATACAATTTCTTTTAAGTATTTATCGTACAAAAATCGTAAAGTATCTATCGTAAATTGCGGCCCAAAACATTCAAACTTAGTCGCAAAAAAATCGGAAAATCTTTCACATTCTTGATATTGGGGTATAATATTTTCATATTTTCCCATCTTATTAGTGAATTTATTATTTGCTGCTTCGTCGGTAAGCAGAGAATAGATATACCATTTAATTTGTCGGGTAATTATGGAATTAGTCGGAAAAAACTTATTCAAAGTTTCTTCGTTGTGAAATATCGCAGAATATATCCAGAAATGAATAGCTTCCAACGCTACAATCTTTTTTATATTCTTTTGACGAGTAGTTTTAGGTATATATTGACCTAAACCTTTATACTCATAACTAACCGTATTGAAATAGTAAGGCTTGAATATCTTGAAATTATAACCGTTTTTGTAAAAATTTTTCCAACTTGCTTTTATTGATTTTTTATCTATAGTCATTTTTTAGTTCCTTATTTTATTAATTTAAATTGATTAAATATATCTTTTTGAGAATATTCGAGTGGTATAGTGCTAATTGAAGTCAATTCGCCATTCAAATCATTTTCATAAAAACTATAATTTTTTATTTTATTTTCGTTTAGATAATTTTTAATTTCATTTAAATGGTTAAGATCATTAGCTTTACAAATGATTATACTAGGGTGATCTTTTATCTCTGTATAATTTCTAGACATTTCCAAAATAGAGTGGCATGATTGTACCATTTTCTGTGAATTTGATAAGTCGTCTCGTGTGAATATATAGGCACGCTTATGATTGAATAATTTGTCTAAAAATTTTTTACCTTTCTTGGTCAATCGTTTCATTTTAATTTTAAAAGATTCAGACGAAGTGCCACCGAAAGATTCTGCATTGGCATTGAGTGCTGCGATAGTAGCAATCAATATAGTACAGTAATCTTTAGTAGTCAATTTGAATTTAAAGGGATCTTCATTCCAATCATGAAAAATCATATCATATCTAATCAAATTAGAAATTGTTTTACCAAATCCTAATTTCTTAGATAATTTATACGAGTGTTCAGAATGATTCGGGAAATGCCACCTACCATTTTCATCAATCTCAAGGCATTTAGATTTACCTATATCATGAAAGATTGTATACCAGTGAATGGTAGGTGTATCGTGCAAGTTGGATAGTATGCGATCTTTATATTCTTCATACCATTTAGGTAAAGTTATATCAGTTAGATCGTCATTGATGAGGTTTTTGGTGTATGACCAAACTTTTTTACCATGATCGTACAGAGTCTCATCTACTCTCTGACGATGTTCTTTTAACAATTTTAAATTTGTTTTAATTCATCCAAAATTCATTTTTATTTCTCCTTAAAAAATATATTTATGTTTAAAACTTCTGATGTATATCTTGTTTATCCATAAAGTTCTTTACCTCGTTGAACGAGAATGGACGATATGGAGCATATCCGAGAATGTAAGGAGAGTCAACTCCAACATCCACTGATTTACCTAAAGGCGGTAAGATTCCGTGTGTATGACCAAACAAGAACCATGAACCATAATGACTCTTATTCCAAGTTCTGGTCGCATAGTGAAACATACAAATAAATTGTTTATCTATATAGATTTCTTTATAATCTGTTATTTGTTTAACATTGGGACAATCCTTTAAGATTGATTGTTTATTTTGTATAATAACTTTATCATGGTTACCATTAATTAAATTTAAATTTCCATTAAGTCTTTTTATAACAGATCTTAATCTAGT